TATTAACATACCAATTTGTAAACGGTAGCTATATAGAATTTTTTAGCGCCAGCGAAGAGGCAAAACAAAGGGGGGCCAGGCGTAATATACTGTACGTAAACGAAGCGAATAACATACCCTTTGAAGCTTACTACCAGCTAGCTATAAGAACGGACGGCGAAATATACCTAGACTTTAACCCTACCCAAGAATTTTGGGCCCACAGCGAAGTAGGACCAGGGGCCGACGCTGAGCTAATAATATTAACCTATAAAGATAACGAAGCCCTAAGCGAGAATATAATAGGCGAAATAGAAAGCGCCAAAGAAAAGGCTAAAACTAGTAGCTACTGGGCTAACTGGTACCGGGTATACGGCGAGGGTAAAATAGGAAATTTACAGGGGGCTATATTTGATAACTGGAAACAAATAGCAAAGCTACCCCAGGACGCTAAGCTACTAGGGGCCGGCTTAGATTGGGGCTTTACAAACGACCCCAGCGCCGTAGTATGTTTATACAAATGGAATGAAAAAATAATAGTAGACGAGGTACTATATAGAAAAGGAATGAATAACAAAGAAATAGCGCTATATCTAAAGGACGCTATACCCAGGGGCACCGAGGTAATAGGGGACAGCGCCGAGCCTAAAAGTATAGACGACCTACAGGGCTGGGGGGTAAATATATACGGGGCTAAAAAGGGGCCGGATAGTATACGCCAGGGTATAAACTTACTACAGGAATACGAAATACTAGTAACCGAAACCAGTACCAACTTAATAAAAGAGCTACGGGGCTACGTATGGAATACCGACAAAACAGGAAACAAAGAAAACAGGCCGGCCCCCAGCTGTAGCGACCACCTACTAGACGCCTTACGCTACGTAGCTACGGCTAAATTAATTAACTATACTGTAAACTGGTCCGTACACTGAAACGGCCCCCGGCTAAAAGGCTTTAATTTGTATACTGATATTTAAAAAAATGCAAGTAAATTAAAATAGAAAATGTATAAATTAAGCGCCGACTTTACCCAGGACCTAGCAAGAATAAGCACAGGTATATTGATAGCTTTTACTAGTTTTTTAGCGCCCATAACTAGCGCTTTTATAGTAGCTATAGTTTTGGTTATTTTAGATACTATTACTAAGGTTATGGTAGTAGGAAAGTTAAAAGGTATTAAGGAAATTAAGAGTAAAAAGCTTAGCCAAATAATACCGAAAACTATTTTTTATTTTGTTTTTATTGTACTGGCCCAAATTTGTACCGTATATATAGACGGTACTATACCTTTCGTAAAGCTGGTACTGGTAGCTATAGTAGGAATAGAAACTTATAGTATAGACGAAAATTTTGAGGACTTAACGGGCTATAGCTTTATAAAAAAATTGATAGGCTTTGTAAAAAAGCTTACCCAGTTTAAAAAGGAACTATAAAAAATATGAGAATACCGAAACACTGGCGACAGGTAACGCTTAACCAATTTATAGCGCTACAGGAATTAAAGCCGACTAGTAACAAAATAACGGACTTAGTAAATAAGATAGCCGTACTAGGAAATACTACGCCGGACCAGGTACGAAACCTTACGCCAAAAAAGATAAATAAAATAGCTGAGGGCCTAAGCTTTATAGAAAAGCTACCAAAGGAAAAAAAGGTAAAATTCTTTTATTATAATTGGAAACTTTACAAACGTGAAAAGCTAGACTATACAACTAGTAACCAAGTAACCGACATACTAAGCCTAAACGACAGCGAGGAAAACGTAGGTAAAAAAATACTTAATACCCTGGCCGTGATCTATTACAGGGGTAAAAATAAGGACTACGACGCCGACCGCTTTACACAAATTAAGGACGAGCTGGGGGGCTTAGATTTTGAAACGGCGCTAAATAGTACCGGTTTTTTTTTGACTGGATTGAGGACATATTTACCCGACGCTTTAGCGCTATATTTCCAAAAGTTGACGACCCAGGAGATAGAGAACTTAACAGGCTTTCTAGGGAATACCGCGAATATATACGACTGGAAAGAATACGTAAGGTATACCAGTGGTACGACTTCGTAATAGGAATAGCCGACGGCAACCCGCTGGAATACGAAAGGGCGGGCCGTTTAACTTTTATAGAAGCCTGTATATATTACGGCTACTTAACACAGTATAAAAATGTTAACACTTAACGAGGTACTAGAACTTATAAAAGCTGAAATACTTACACTTAGTAACTGTAAAGACGTAAGTATTTGTACCTACGAAAACCTACTTATAAGGGCTAGCGAAAGCAAAAATAAGTATATGCACGTTTTTTTAGTGTACGATCTTAGAGCCGTAGCCCTGGGGGAATGGTCCCAGGAATTACCCCTTACTATTGTGGTAGCCGATAAGCTAAGGGCAAATAAAGAAAACGAGCTTTTTGTACATAGTAACACCCTTAGCCTTTCTATTGAAATAGTAAAGCTTTTAAGAGCCTGGGCCCAGCGTAACGGCTGGGACGGTATAGACCAAACTCTTGCGGATATATGGACCGAGGACGAGGCCGACGCTTTACTAGGGGGTACAAAATTCGATATACTTTTAAAGGGTAATATAGGGGGCTACTGTGATATAATGATAAACTAACTTTTTATATATGGACCAAATAGTAAAACAAGTAGGTAACGCCGTAGTAATTATTAACAAAGACACAGGCGACATACTGGAAATAATAGGGCTAAACTTTTTTAGCTTTCAATTCTACGGGGGCGCTATACAATTTATAGACAGCTCTATAGATAAGGACGTATACAGCGTACAGCTGGCCAACTTATACGACGAGGGGCTAGTAAATTTAAACACCGAAACGCTGGCGCTGGCTACAGTTAGTACCTTTAATAAAAACAACTAAAAAAAACCTAAACAAATGGACCAAATAGTAAAACAAACAGGTAACTGTATACAAGTTATTAACAAAGATACGAGCGCTATTATAGAAATAATAGGTATACAGTACTTTAGCTTTCAATTTTTTAGCGGTACAGTACAGCTTTTAGATAGTAGTATAGATAAAGACGCCTACGGTATTAATTTAAGTGAATTATACGACAAGGACCTAAACGCCCTAAGTACTGAAAGCTTAGCGCTGGCTTATATTTCTACTTTTACGGACGCCCCAGTAATACCAGGTACGCCCAACCTAGCTAGCGTTTTAACCGAAGGTAATATAACTGACGGCAACCCAATAACATTGACTTTACAGGATAAATTACAGGGCTTCCCCTCCGCTAATTATATCAACTTTAATGATGGCGAAAACGATGGTATATTCATTAACGTACTTAGTGGTAATGGATTCGTAAGATTATTTGAAGCAGTCACCTGGATTAATAACGCTACTTTAGTACGTTTACAAGCTCCATCTATTCAGCTTATAACTGAGGTTTTTAGACTTCGCGATACTTCGAGCAATTTTGAGGCGCAGATTAACATGGACAAATTAACGGCCAACCGCAGTATAAGTATGCCAAACCAGGCGGGTACTATAGCCCTAGAAAGCGCTATAGACGAAACCCTAAATTTCGGGGGCGGGGGTAGTGGGGACGTAGCCAGTATTACAGTAACAAACGGTATAATAACAGCCAGGACTTTAGTACCTTAAATTATGGCCGAAAGCTTAGCCGATATAGTACAAAAGTGGGGCGACGAGGTAATAATAGATATAGGCGCCTTTCTTGATACCGTTAACAAAACCAACACAGGACGACTAAAAAAAAGCCTACGCTTTGAGGTACGCGAAATAGAGGGGGCTATAGTTATGGAATTATTAAGCGCCCCTTATAGCGAATACGTAAGGCTAGGCGTACAGGGTATAGGCCCTGGTAAGAATAAGGCACCAGGTAGCCCTTTTAAATTTGGTACTAAGACTGGTAAGAAAGGGGGGCTAAGGGCTAGTATAGATAAGTGGGTAATTACTAAAGGGCTAAATAATGTAAGGGACGCTAAAGGGCGCTTTATAAAACGTAAAAGCCTGGTATTTCTTATAAGCCGTAGTATATACCGCTTTGGTATAGCGCCTACAAATTTTATATTTCCTTTCTTTAAACGACTGGACGAGCTAACCGCTTTAATAGGTAAGAGCAAGGCAGACGAAATACGCGATCAATTAACACAACTTTTTAATGCAAGTAAATAATAATATACCCAAACTGTACCCAGCTTTTAATAGGTCCCTATTAGAAATACAAAGCGCTAATTATTTACAGGAAAAATATAACTATATACTAGATATACTAACCGACAAAACTACCCAAAGTATAGTACTAGAGGCTTTTGCTTTTGGGTATAGCGGGCTTACTTTAATGGCTGGGGGTATAGGTACTAGTCAATATACGCCAGGCGACTACGTACTAGTAAGGA